AGACGAAGAAGACGAAGAAGACGAAGAAGACGAAGATTTTGAAATTGGAGGATTGAATAAGAGTTATCTTGACTTATTAAAAGAATCTTATCAAGAAATAAATAAGTTGGAATTAGTTGAAGAAGGATCCGGAAGAGTGAAAACATTTAAAACAAAATTAGATCTATTAAAGTATAAATACACTACAATCTTTTATAGACATTTCAGTGATACAAATTTAAACAATGATAAGCTATTATGCTACTTAAAAAAGAATTGAATTTACTATAAATTTATTGATTAATCAAACTTAATCAATAAAATCGTTTTTTAAAAATAGTATAAAAAGTATAAAAAGTATAAATGTAATAATAAGTATAGAAATATAAAAATAAAATATATTAGAAAGTTATAATAAAAGTATAATATTACTTTTATTACTTTTTTACTATTTTTAAAAAAACACTTTAACTGATTAATTTTGATTAATCAATCTTGTTTACGATTTCTTAGCCCTCTTACAGTTTAATAAAATTGAATTTAATATCTTAAAGAAATGAATAATATAATAAATGCCGAAGACTCGTTTGATTCAGACAGATCACTTTTATATCTTACCTTGTGGTCGACGGTTTCAATCGATAATAAAAAATCCAAAGATACTTGAACTTCATAGAAAGGCTTGTCTGAAATGTAGTATATCTGAGATTAAAAACGGTAAAATGAAAGAGAACATTATGATCTAATCTTTTAATCATCCGTATAATTCAACCAAAGATCTTTCTCTGTCATAAGAGCTGGTGGATAGTTTTTTAAAACGCAACACCAACGACTCTTTGTCGCTCTGATTTTTTTCATCTGATTTTTATCTAACCCTAAGTACTCTGTAGTCATATATTTAAGACCCTTCCCAGACCCAGCGAAAGGAAAAAAAACAACTGAATGAGCTTCGTTGAATATTCGTCTAGTATCCTTACCGTTGGTAGTAAGATGATTGGTAATAAGACAAGAGGTATTAGTATGTCTTCCAATTTCTAAGATATTATTGAGAATAGAATAGACAGCTTCTCGAACTTTTTTATTAGAGATATTATCAATATCATCAAAGATAACAATTGAATCTTTGAACTCATCAATCGGTAGCATCTCTTCAACTAAATTTTGACCTACTAATATCCTTTGAATATCCAATTTCTCATCATCTAACGATTCGTCTTCATCTAAACTACTGAATAGATAAATTTGATTTTTTCGATAAAGCTTCTTATATTCTTTCAAGTATTTCTTGCAATAAGTACTTTTCCCCGACCCAGATGGCCCAGTGATATAGATAATCGACCTTTCAGTCTCGGGGTCAGGTGTCTGTTGAAAACATCCATCTGGTATATGAATCTTGTTAAACGATTTAGATAAATCGTCTTCGGTGTTTTCACCAGTAATAAAGACCTTTTTATGGTTATATCTTCCTCCTTGTATAACAGCAATCTGTTTGCCGATATTTTGAAAGTTGATACTCATTTATTAGTAATAATATATTTTTAGTAAATATATTATTTTTTCCTATTATAAATGAATCAGTTGAATTTAGATTTGCAATTTGGAAATATGAATGAAATATCTGTTTTAGAGATTATAAAAAAACATTTCAACGATGAGACGATTAAAAAAGTAGAGAAAAAATATTCAGTTTTTGATTTTGAAGGTAAAAATTCAAGATACGAACTAAAATCGAGAAGATGCGAATCGAAAACGTATCTGGATACGATGGTAGGTGTAAATAAATTAGAATCGGTAGGAGATAATTTTATATTTTTATTTAAGTTTACAGATGGTCTGTTTTATATTAAATATGAAAAAGAGATATTTGACAAGTTTAGAAGGGGTAAAGGAGGCAGATATGACAGAGGAAGACCAGAGATAAAAGATTATCTATTCATCCCTAAAGAAAGGTTGACAAAGATAGAACCTCCGGTTCCCTCCTTTGTTTAACAAGGTAAAACCGTTATAGAAGGATCAAGAGCTACAAAATCATTTCGCCAGTAGATTGTGTAAACACTAGTGTCAGCTACATTTGTAGAGTTTACATTCAAACTATATGTAGATGCTTGAACGGGGGGAGTTGCACTCGAAGAGATCATACATCGAACAGACCCGACAGTACCTCCAGTTGTTTTACGAACACATCCGATAAATTGAGAAGACGGTAAAAGTGCAGAACTGAATCGAGCATCAGTAATAGCTACAGCCACATTACCTGCAACTAACGTAACGTCCGCAGAATAGATTTGAGCAACACGAACACCAGATTCTTGATTAGACATTTATTATTAGAGATAATAATAAATTAATTTTTTTTTTTTACTTGAGGTGTTGAGAAAGACGTCCACCAGCTCGGCCATACCCCAAGGCGTTTGCCAAATCAACAGCTTTTTTGCCGTATTCTCCGCCTTGATCTTTTAAGATTTGCTTGACTTGAGGGATAAGCATTTTGACCAAAGGGTTGCTCATTGCAGATTTGATTTTGTCCAAGAAAGACCCACCAACCATTCGAGTTAAAGAAGACGACGAAATGCCAGGCTGACTGGAAGCATCGAGACAATCTTGTTTGGTCAATAGACCAGTATACACCGCCGAAGTTCCTTTTTCGCAAACAAAGATACCGCTGTTAAGGGTGATTAAAACCAATTCGAGTTGTTGATTGGCATAATTATTAGGAGTTTGATTGTAACAAGAAACGTTTACTTGAAGATTAAAGTTACCTAAAGAACCCGAACTATAAAACGATTCCGTAAGCTGAATATCTTTGCCAAATTCTAATACTAATAAAGAACCAGACATAGCTTGTTTACGTCCAGCAAAATTAGCAGGTCCTCCAGGGCAATTACTATAACCAGAAAATTCCAACCAAGACTGATTAGACCCATTTTCAGCAGAATAACGCCATAAGTCTTGTTGAGTAGCACTTGCGAGAATACCAGATTGGTTGTTAAAGTTAATAGATACAGCGGAAAGGGATAAAAAACAGTCAGGATCAGTTGGGACTTGAGAACCCATAGGTTTTCGTACTTGAATGATTAATTTATCTGGAATTTGATTCAATTGAATATTGTTCGATCGAAGTTGAAATGCACTGCTAACAACTTGAGAAGCTGTTGCACTAGAAGATGAAACTTGAGAGATATAACGAGGCAATTCATAAAATGGAACGCAATTTTTCGAAGGCATTAAATCGTCAGGGTGAGGGGTCAAAAAGTTGAACACCAATTGACAGTTACTGACAGATTGAATAGACGGTAAAGTAGTCGTTGATACATAACTTCCGTTAGCCCCAATATTTTGACCAGCAGATCGCCATACTCGAGATCCATCGCCAAAGTTGAAGACGTAATTCAAATTTTGAATACCGTAAATAGCTTGACAGTTTGATTTAGGATCGGCAAAAATCCAAGGCGATAACAATAGAGGCTCAGCTACTGAAAATTGAACATAAAAAGCAGTTCCTTGAGCAATTCCGCCAGCATTTGTGAGAGGAGTGGTGGCGGTGGAATCTGAAAAGATACCATCCAAAACCCAAGAGCCTCTTTGACACAAGTCATTGTCAGCTGAATTACCCCAAGAACCAAGGGGGTTCATAAGAGTTCCAACAGCTCCAGAGTATTCACCCACGGTATCAAAAGCAACTGGAGTAGTCCCGTTGTATCTTTGTAATTCTCTGGAATCGTTAAAACGAAGCAAAGCGGGAAGAACATCTCGGATGTTGATTGAAACTGAATTATTGTTAATGGTAGAGGTCATTACAGAGCATAATTGATGAAGAGGAAAAGGGGATAAAGCATCAGCAACACCGTAGTTTAAAGGAGACTGACCGAGAGGGACAGCTACAGAAGTAGTTAGTTTTAGAACGATTGTAGCTCTCCAGAGAACTCTGCGGTCAATTAGTGTTTGTTCCGAAGGCACCTGAATGTTGAAAACAACGTTACTACTGGATGCCGTAATAGCGTTGTAGGTTGATGAGGTCATATTCTGGCCTCCCCTATGAACAGCGTAACTGATTTGATCTGAAACCATCAAACGGGGATCTTTCACTAACACTTTATGAAAATCATTAGACATTTATATATAGGATAAAAAATATTTTTTTTTATTTTACAAATTGGTTTACATTCCATTTTTTTTACATTCCAAAAAGTTTTCCTGAGGCATAGTCACGCCTACGAAACATAACTTTCATACTAGCAGAACAACCAGGGCCTAATAGTAAAGGATGCAATATACCAAAAGTGTCTTTCCAAAATACAGATACTTCAAATCGACTCAAAGGACTGTCTCCGTATAAATCGATCAAACGATATTCTCCAGCTGGGGTATACTGAATATCAGGCAAATATCGATTTAGAGCTGATAAAGGGACCTGAAAATCAGTTATAATAGGACTGATATTACTGTTATTACCGTTACTACTTGAGAGACCGGCTTGATTTAAACTAGGTAAACCTACATTCTCGTTGACTACAGGTAACAAACCCGAAGTAAAAACGATAGACTCGACAGGATTTAGTAGAGACGCTGTAGAACCTTCTTGATAGGATTGTAAAGCATTCCAAGTAGGAGTAGCGGGAACTACATATACATTCGAAAATGTATTATTTTCAACCGTCAATAGGAAGTTTTTTCCTAAATTAGTATTATAACCAGAGGCAGAGAAAGTCCATTGAAAATTTGAGTATAGAGAATATAAGGCCGAATTGAAATAAATTCTAATGGGGCTTGCTAAACTTTGGTTATAACCTAAGATATCTGAATTTATTGTCATCAATAGACTGTAAGGATCGAATTGGCAAAATGGAGGCTTATTTGAAGGCAGAGTTCCCCCAGCAGAAACAACTAGAGCGTTCAACCCAGCGTGTGCTGAAATGAAGGCATTATTTATCATTCCAACCCATTGTTGATAACTATAAACATAGTAATATTGACTTGTAATAGTAGATAATGAAAGAGAGGCTGGAGCAGGTTCAACAAGATCGTAATTGATATAGGATATATACTGCTGAAAATCGTAGACAACTCCTAAGTAAGTATAGCTCAATGTAATACTATATGCTGTTTTGTTAACATCAGATTGACCTAACAGCATTTGAGGGATAAATACGGGTAAAGTTGGCGTCTGTACTTGAAAGCGGACAACAGACATAAAATAATTACTGGGACAATCTAAAAAAGGACTATTACGAGTCTCTTGGTAGGTGAAATTTACCGGTGCCGTATTTGGAGCTCCAGTGTTGTTATTTATCATTTGAAGATCATAATAGATATGAAACGGCTGACTCGTTGAGTATTTATTATGGATCTGGATACTCATATTTATATTATAGATATAAAAAATTCTTAATTCTTTTTCATTGAAGGAGATGGTAAAATATACCCTAGGCAACTTGATAGTAGGATTAACCATATATTTTGATTTTTCTCATTATAATTAAGAGAGAGATTTACAATAGAGGTTAAGATAACAATAAGACAAACGACAAGTTGAGAAATGTATATAAAACATTCCCTTGTAGTATGCGAACAATCCCAGCTAGTATCGTTTTTCTCGTCCATTTATAAATTAAAAAATTTAATTTTCCATTATAAATAAATGCCAATAGACAATGAGTATAATCGAATGATTGCCGATTTACATCGCAGAGGCCAAGAGCACTACATTGCAACTAATCCAGTTGTAATGATGGGTAATATGAAATACGCGTCGGCTAATAAGGATCACGATCGAAAAGTACCAGATCAATTTTTTCAAACCCAAGAAGGACAGCAAGTGGGTTCTGGTGGAAACCCCGACGTAGATCTCAGATCAGGATTCGCTTATGGGACTTTTAGAGATCGAGGAGATGGATTTCAAAAAGGTATCAAAGGTGGAGCAATTTTAGGTTTGACTGACGAAGACTTAAAAAATGAGAGACAAGGTATGGGTGATTTTAGTCTTGGTGACCTTGGTAATAGTGATTTTTGGAAAGGAATCAAAATTGGACGGGGTATGTCTGGTGGCGATTTTAGTCTTGGTGACCTCGGGGATAGTGATTTCTGGAAAGGAATCAAAATCGGACGAGGTTCGTCTGGTGGTGCACAAGACTTCACAATGGGTGATCTTGCTGATCCCAACTTTTGGAAAAGTATCAGTATAGGAAGAGGTCTTCATACCCCCCATCGATCAGGTGGATTTGAATTGGGCGACCTAGGTGATTCTGATTTCTGGAAAGGGATTAAAATTTCAAGAGGTAGTGGGTCGTCGGGAGGTATGAAATTTAAATTGATGCCTAAAATGGGAATGGGTGATTCTCAACTGAGTGATATTGGAAATTATATGAAAGACAAAAGAATGAGTGGTGGAGACTTCACTTTAGGCGATTTAGGTGATAAAGATTTTTGGAAAGGAATCAAGATTGGACGAGGGATGAGTGGAGGAGATTTCTGGGAAGATTTTAAGACGGGATTCAATATGTCATTCGAACCAGGGGCTAAATATATTTTGAAACCTCTTTTCGCAGCCACAGGGGGGTTACCTTTGGCAGCCGGCCTAGAAGCATTAGGCTACGGATCAAGTGGTGGAAAACACTTGAATGGCGGTAAAGAATTTGAATTAGAAGATCTCGCTGATCCTAGTTGGTGGGCTAAAATTTCTTTAAAAAGGGGAAGCGGTAAACATTACAAGATGAAAATGAAAGGAGGGGATTTTACTTTGGGTGATCTGGCTAATAAAGATTTTTGGAATAGTATTAAAATTGGAAGGGGAATGAGTGGTGGCGATTTTTTTAGTGATCTGGTCAATCCCGATACTTATAAAAATTTAGCAAGACAAGTTGTGGGTGTTGCTGATAAAGGAGTCGAAGGGTTAAATCAGACTTATTCTTCAGCAAAAAATACAATTGGATTGGGAATGAAAACAGCTGAATATCATCCTATTTTAGCTGATCGTAAAGCAGAAGCAAAGGAGGAAAAAGAAATGAAAGCTTCAGGATTTCCAACTGGACCGGTCAGAGATCGTAGAGTAGAACCAAAAGAAATAGGATTAGGAGCTGGGAAATTGAGTTTAGAAGATAAGAAAATTATTTCCGCTGTCAAACGAAAAATGAAAGGGAAAGGAAAAAAGATGACTTATACTGAATTAGAACAACAACAACCTCAAAAACCTTTGATAGAATTGAAAAAAGGCTTACCTCCTAAAGCAAACCTTCCGAGTTCAAGTATGGGTTCAGGAGCTTCAGGTGGAAAGAAAGGCTTACCACCCGCTTTACAAAAATGGCAAGCACATTTAAAAGCTTTTCGGTCAAGTCATCCCAATCTTAGTCTGAAAGAGTGTATGCAACAAGCTAAACATACTTATAAAAAGTAAAAGTAAACTATTTTTTTTCTATTAATAAATGTCATTAAGAGATAAACAAATTCGAGAAGTTCTTGATGCAGATTACAATATCAGTAGACAATTGAGAAATAAGACAACAATTCGAGATGATAATAAAACGCCAAAGAGATTCAGAGATCTGGATGTAGAAGTATCTGTTGATAAACTGGTTGAAGAGTTAAACAACAATTTAACTCGTAAAATTGCTGGTTTAGAGCTAATTATGACTGATTCTAAAGGCGATTTTAATGCTAAATTAGTCAACGTTATAAATATATCAGATGTGACTTCTTTATGGAATCAAATTGTGAGACTTTATAAAACTCCGTCTTTATCGAGACAGAGTCAGGATGCCTTGAAAATAAAAACACAAGATCTATCTATCAATATTGACAGCTTAGCTTATGGATTAGAGAAATTAATTCAAGATATATTAGAAGCAGGTCGTCCCAAAGGTTATGTTCAAGATATTTCTAATTCCTTAGGGGCATATGTATCAATACAACAACAATTAAGATCTTCTGAATTTCGAATTGTTGATCAATCAGAAATCAGTTCACAAATGCGATCTGTAATCAGTAACTTACCAGAGGAATTTCGAAATGAAGTTGAAAAATCATTTAAAAATGTTCAGGTGAAACGAACGTTCAATTTCCCCTCTTCTGATTTTCAAAATAGAATTCAAAATATTGAAAGTGAATTAGGAATTAAATTAAACAATATAGATGATTTGAAAAAACAATTGCCAAAAGAGATTCAATCTCGATTTACCAGCTCCTATGGTCGATTGAAAGAAAATGCTAAAAACATAGAAGATCTGGAAAGCCAAATCGATATCATAGGAAATAAAATACCTATCTTAGAAGATTATGTTGAACGATTAAGAGCAGATGATCCTATCAGTTTTAATTCACAAATTAATGATACAAAGATAGTCATTGAAAATTTAGAAAATAGAAAGAATGTTTTAGAGCAGTTGAGAGAAGAGATCAGAGGAAATTTTGGGTATGACCAAGATTTCAAATTAGATTCTGAATATAATGATAAGATTGAAAATGACCTTAACGCTGTAAGAGAAGATTATGCAAAGAACAGAGAAGATCTATTTAAAGCTCGAGATGATGATTTGAAATTAGGTTTAGATGAACTTCCGATGTTTGACGATACAGATGAAGTAAAAATGATTGAAGAGTACGTTAAACCTTTTGAAGAGAGAAAAAGATCAGAATCAGATGATGCAGAAATAAATAGATTGCTATCAAAAGCTGATACAACTAAAGATTTTGAAGAAAGGAAGGCTATTTTTATGGAAATAATAGATTTACTGAATGTGTCTACTTTAAATGAACCAGAGAAAGAGGGTATTTTGAGAACTATGAATGCGATACAAGATAAATTTACAAGAGGCTTTAGTACTAAATCAGAATCTGTGATCGATACCAAACCAACGAACGCATATTTGACTTCATTGAGTGATGAAGAGCTACGAAAATTTGCCGAAAAAGTTGACTACTATCCCTTAAAGACAACTGGCAGAAAGCAAGTCCAAAAAAATGTCTATAATAGATGGGTTGATAAATACAACAAAAAATTGTCAACAGCTCCTTTAGGCTTTGGAAAAAAATCAGAGAGTGATTCTGAGAGTGATTCTGAAAGTGATTCTGAAAGTGATGAAGAAGAAGACAAAGGAATGAATCATATCAGATATCGGTCTGATGATAATGATCCTTATAAGCAGTACAAAGCGAATAAATTGAATCGTTAATATAAGGAGGGACTAGAGTAATTTAACTTAAAAAAAGTTAAATTAAATAGAGTTACTAACTACCTTATAATTATCATTTCCTATATTAACAATCATAAAAATATCATTAATGTAAAAGTCAATGTTATTCAATTCGAATCTTGGTGAATTGTAAAAGACTTTATTTGTTTTTTGTACCTCGAGTGTAAAATAGTAAGTATAGTAAACACAATTAGGATCGAGACAGAAATCGGTATCACATCTGTGATCAATTTCTTTGAAAACACAAACTTTGAAAACACAATCTTCGTTATTGATCGTTACAAAAGGCTTTCCAATAGGAACAGGAATAGGCTTTGCATTTCTCTTATTGATTTTCCGGATAATTTCGCTTCTTAATTCATTTTTTGATTCTTGAAGAAAATACATTTTTTATATATAATACATTTCTTTAAATAGCAATTAAAAAAGTATAAAAAAAAGAATCTACTTATTAATAAGGAGATTCCCCAACATTTATTTACTATTACCCTAAATAACTTTAAGGAATCTCAAAGTCAAGGAGGTTCATCTGACCCAACATTTATTTACTATTACCCTAAAATATATGTTAAGGGGTCTACTTATTAATAAGGAGGTTCATCTGACCCAACATTTATTTACTATTACCCTAAATAACTTTAAGGAATCTCAAAGTCAAGGAGGTTCATCTGACCATTAATGGTGAGATGACCCAACATTTATTTACTATTACCCTAAAATATATGTTAAGGGGTCTATTATATTAATGGTTAGGCACTTTAAAGACCATTCTCGGTCGACCGACAGGTTTATCACTACCCCCAACAATAGCTTTCATTTTGTGATACCTAATTCTCTCTCTCTCTAAACGACTTTCTTTGTTTTTTTCATAAGATCGTTTGGCGTTTTCTAACTTCCTTTTTCTCCTCAAAGACACCAGCACATCATCAAAATTGACAAATGAAGGATCAACTTGAACAAGTTTTCCCTCGAAATGCAAATTCTTGAGTTTCTTCCCAGTTTTACCTTGAAAAAATAGGTTTTCAATAAACTCAATTGGTGTTTCGTTTGTTAGTAGAAGAATCGAATCTGACATCTTTATTGTAATAAATATTTTTTTAAATAGTAATTAAAAAAGAAAGGATAAATCTTTATCAGATATATAAGGAATATGAGTAGGTATGATTTTTTCTTTATTTTTATTTCGTTCTTTGAAATAACCACTTTCTTTTCTTTCCTGATATTCAATTCTACGCCGTTCTTGTTCTTTTCTAAGTTTAATAATATCTTTATTTTTTATATTTTTATTTTTTATATTAACGCATTCCATATGTTCTATATAAAATTGTTCTACTTGTCTTAGTTCAATTTTATCAGTAAATTTAATTGTTTCTATAATTTCAGTTTTAAATTCACCTGCGTCAAATATTTTATAGATAGTACAATAACTACCGTTATTAGTTTTATGTTGTTTATAACCAGCTTTATGACTTTTTATTCTTTCATATAATGAAGATTCAGTTGAGCCAATATAATTGTTATCTTTATTGGATACTAAATAAACGATACCAGTTTTACGAATCGAATCTGACATCTTTATTATAATAAACATTTTTTTAAATAGCAATTAAAAAAGAGAATCGATACATTTTTACAAGATTTTTAATATTAAATATCATATTATACAAACTTAGATACTTTTAAGGTCTTTTTTAGATATTTATATTTAAACACTTTAAAATTTATACGAGATATCCCATAGGAAACAATGGGTAAATATGTATCATTAGATATCTTTGAAATATACTGTAAATATCATTTATATCCTATCTGTTTTATATGATTTAAAGAATTATTTAACATAGTATTTAAAGAAATGATTAATTGAATTGAATCGTCAATTCAATTGAAACATCTTTTTTGAAATTTTTAATTATTTTTATAAGTTTATAGTTTTTAAAATATTTATAAAATTATAAAATATATAATTCAATTTGAAAAAGAGTTTCAATCGTCAATTCAATTGATTAATCAAATTGATTTTTCTTTAACTTATATATAAATGAAGACTGCTTTTATACTTACTAAAATATTTGAATTAATAAATGATAATATTATCAATAATCGACCTATTTTCAGAAGGCTTTCACTAAATTTAAGCCAATTTGTTGAAAGTGAGATTGAATTTGATATCTTTACTATAAAACTGGTCTTAACAGCCTTTGGTTGTTTTTCAATTTCGTACACAGGATCTCCAATTCACTTAAGCGAAGGTGAAGCTTATAGTTCGGTTGATATGATGCTAAGATTTGACGTTCCCAATTGAATTGAATTCAATCGTTAATTCAATTTTTTGAAATTTTCAATTATTTTTATAACTTTTATAGTTTTAAAAATATTTATAAAATTATAAAATATATAATTCAATTTGAAAAAAGAGAATTGACGATTGAATTCATTTTTTCTTTAACTTATATATAAATGATAATTAAACCCAAAGGGGATTACTATGTAATCAAGGTGATTGACTCTCCAAAACCAGATAAAAAGTATAGGGCTTATGTAAAGGATAAAAACGAGATAAAAATGATTGACTTTGGTCAAAGAGGATCGATGACTTTTCTAGACGATCGAAGCGAGATTGAAAGACAAAATTACATAAAAAGGCATTTACCATCTGAAAAAAAATTAATAAAAAAATTAAAGATGAGTCCTTCTGTTTTATCTATGTTTCTCCTGTGGGGGAAATCAAGAGACTTAAATGAAAATATTAGAGAACTAAATCGTTTACTTCTTCTTTAACTCGATCTAGATCTTTATCTTCTAATTTAGCTTTAACTTCTTCAGATAACTTACACACACAATATACAGATTCTGATAACATTATCACATCTGAATCTGTTTCATCTTCTTTCTCTTTGGTTATACAGATGATTAACCGATCGTCTTCAACTGTTGTCAACGTATTTAAACCTTGTTCACAGCTTTCTTTTAACGCACTTTCTTTATCCCAACCGTTCTCTTTTAAGAAAACCAATGAGTACATCTCCATTTTATATATTTACAAGATATAAATATATAATTTATTTATTTTTTTAATAGAAATTTTTCAAACCCTTTTATCAACGGTTCAGTTAACTTAATAGACTTAATCTGATCTATAGTCTGGTTAAAAACATTTTTATCCATTTCAATATACTGATCACCTTTTTTTATTCTAGATCTTTTAGCCATATATAGGTCTAATAAATTCTGATACATTCGATTTTTATCTTGATTTCCTAACTCTTTCCATTTTTCAATATAATCTTTATGAACAGCTAATAACCTGTTAATTTCTTTTAATTGTTGTTTTGTATCTTCTTTGGTTTCCTCTTTAGAACCAGAGGTTTCCTCTTTGGTTTCCTCTTTGGTTTCCTCTTTAGAACCAGAGGTTTCCTCTTTATCTTTTCCCAATTTAAAATTATTGTAATGTTTTTTTATATTGGGTACTAAACCGTTTACAGCTTTAATCTTATTTTGAATTAAATAATTATAAAAATTATCTGCTTTGTTTTTTAGCAAATTGTTACTTGCCTTATTCATTACAGAGACGTCGATCTTTGGATACCCCTTTTTGTCAGCCATAATAGCCTTGATATAACCAGACGATTGACTTCCTCCTACTTTTTGAAGTTCTTTCAACTGATCTTTGGCTTCCTTCTTTAACTTAGGATCACTTGAGCTGTTTAACAATTTTATCAGTTTTTTATGTTCCTTTATAAACTCCTTTTTAGGTATATTTACACCTCCGATGAATTTACGAGTATCTAGATTTTTATCCCAGAGATACCCTATTTTATCGAGACCATATTCTCCGCTACCAACCACATTATGTCCTATACTGATTGTTTTCAAAATTCCACTGATTATCTTTTTAGAAATATCCGGTAACTGTTTTGCAATACCTTCAACGTCTTGATAAACAAAATTATTTTCTGCTGGACCATATAGGTTATTAGACTCTAAAATATTCTTGATATAGTTCTGGCAATTTGTCGAAAGTGCTTCGTAGGTAAAGTAGTCTTTTTCACCCATTTTTAATTTAGCTTTATCTAACATCTCATTTAGGGTAAAAGTCGTAGAGATAGGTACTTGTAATCGTTGTGTTTTTGTATTGTGATCAGGTTCTGATACGTTAGTGCTTATATTTATAACAGCGTTTTTTTCAATTAAAATTTTGGTATCATCAGACAAAGTAACTATCATACCAAGATGAAACATTTTGTCATAGTTCAACTCGTTTTTAGCTTTAGAAAATTTTCCAAAAGTTAGTATATCTAACAATATAGGATAATATGCTTGAACTGGATAACGATATAATTCAATCGATTTAACCATCTTATTGCCTTGTTCTAATAATACTTTTTTTACTGCGTTAGTATAATCCATTTTTACCGTAAAACGGTTTGCAATATCTTTTACATAATTGATACCCTTTTTAAAATAGTCAAAAAACCCTCCTCCTGATAGGTTATTATATTCGGGTTTCAATTGACCAAAAGTGATTGTGATATCTTTATTTACTTTTTTATTCCTAAACTTATCAAAGTGAGATTTTGGATGTTTATTAAAATGTGTACTCACTTTCTTTTTTACAATTGAATCTGGATCAGATTTAAGAATTTTTTTAGCCTCTTTAAGTCCTTCTGATTCTGATAAATTTTTTACAATCACACTATGAATACACCAATGAGATTCCATTTTATAGTAATGATAATTTTTATTTTGGTATTAAAATAGATACGATTTCATCATAATTCATTCCCGTTTTCTTCTTTAGTTTTTTTAATGCTCTGTGAAACTCTTCTAGTATTAAATTTTTTGAATCTAATAGTTTCGCTCTTAGCACACACCAACGACCACACGTCGCTATAATTGGAAGATTTTTTTGATAGTTTTTCTTGTTGTGAATCACTTTAAGGCCACTTTTATCCATCAAATTGGTTAAAAATGGTTCTGTGATTCCTAAACCCATTCTCGTTTGTTTATCTGTCCAATTTAACTGAGAATCTGGTTCTCCACCATACGAATCGAAGAATTCTAGTATCGGTTCGTCATCTTGAATATATCTCGAAAGACAGGTCCAATGTCCGTTGTTTTTTGAATGTTCATAAAGGATAAAACAAGAATCAATAAGATTAGGTAACAATTCTTCGATCGAATTGACATCTGCTAGTTGTGAATAAGAAAAGATCCTATCTGAAGGACAATATGCTTTAATATCGTTATCTCCCATAGGAGTTACTTCAGTTTGTAATATCTCCATTTTATTATATAGAGAATAAATAAATTAAACTAATTTTAAGGTTTTGAGTAGGTCATTTATCTGTTGTTGTTGCGCTTGAATTTGAGTTTGCTGTGCTTGTATTTGGACTTGTTGTTCCTTAACAGCTCCAACAAGAAAGGGAATAATTCCCTGTTGATTCATACCTAAATACTCACCTACACTGGATACAATTTCAGGAATA